GCTTTGCAGTTTTCCCGTCAATTCCGGCAGAGCACCTGATTTCGTGCACTCATCCAACCAATCCGCAAATTTCTCATAGAATTCCGATGTGTCCCTGTTTTCTTCGTCTCCGTAAAGCACTCTGGAACATAACGAAAATACATACTGTCTGACAGTATCACCGTTTGCGTACCGCTTTAAGATTGGTTCTGCTGGCGTACTTTCGATACTGTATGCGGTCACATCTTCCTCCAACATATCTACATTCACAACAGGGAACATCTCCTGAAACTCCTGCAGAAATGGACATCCGGCAATAAACTCTGCCACTTGGTTTGTTATACTCATTTCGCCTTCCCTCCGCAATATTTCGCAACAGACTGCACGATCTCTTTCCCACGATCCGCCCACATACGCTCTGTCCAGTGGCTACCGGCACGAGCATGTTCGGATCTGTTCTTTCCTTTATTCTCGTAGTACTGCCGCCTTGCATAAGGAGTGTCATAGATAATAGAGGATGCTGTTTCTGTCACACTGTCCATTGACAGGTTTCCGCTTAATCTCGGCACATAAGGTGTGGACAGCTGTCTTACTTCATGGGTGAAGAACTTCTGCCCTGCTCCGTTCTTATTGAGACTTCTCTTCAATAAAATTTTATCTACCGGATCTATATCAAGCCTGATCTTTGCCATTAAGAACCACCACCTATCCTGATATGCTTAGAAGAACCAAAAAAGTTCTCGGAATGACTAAGTACTTTCCCAATCGTTCCAGAGAACCTTTTCCTGATATCTTCTATTCCGGTGACATTTCCTCCATCCCATTCTCCCAGGATAAAGAAATCACCATTCCGCACAGTCCATTTCCCATACACTGCTGTTAATCGGTTGAACGCATCCGGCGTGATCCAGTCAGCGCATTCTGTATACGGAATCCGAATCTGATACTCATCCGCGCTTCTCAATCCATTTTCCCCTACGGTACTTTTCTGGTTTGTATGAAACCAGACCTTAGGGATGACATGAGGAATAAACACCATCTTCCTGCTCTCCCGGTCTGGCCACTGATTAAAAATCGTAATCTTAGCATTCGTAAGCATTGACATTCACCCCCAGATAAAGCAGTCCTGTATGCGCTAGATAACGGCGGATGACCGCATAGATCTTTGTTTGCAGCGCGTCTACTGCAATCTTTCCCGCTTCTGCTTCTGTCGCGTAATTCACAGAATATCCGTCTGTATTCTCCGACTGCACTTCTCTTCCTCCATGTTCCATTCGGTTCATATCATCCTGATAGATCATGTCAGCAAGTTCACACAGGCAAAGCTTCACTAACTCCATATCGTTCTCACTCGGCTGTAAATGCATCACTTGATTCAGATAGGTGTTAGCTTTCAAGATCGGCTGTTTCAATGACCGTTCGTCCTCGATTATAATTCCATTGTATTCTTCTACGTAAAACTGAAAATCTACACGTATCAACGCCTATTCCTCCTTACGAATTCGCCATAATCCCCTGTTTTTTCATCTCCGCAAGAATCGCATTGATTTTGTTTTTCAGATCAGTCGCTGTTTCTGTCGACAAATCTGCAATCAAAGCCATCTGTTTCACACCACCCAGCGTTGTTTTGTTCGCCGCTGGAAGAGTGTAACTTGTTCCAGCAGGTCCCTGCGCACCCGGATCGCCTTTTTCGCCTTTTTCGCCTTTTGCCCCTGCTGGTCCCGCCGGTCCTGCTGGTCCTGCTGGTCCAACCTGCTCGTTCTTCACGCCCTGCTCTAACTTATTCAGTTTCTCCGCTGTAATAACGTCATCATTATTCCATGTAGTTGGTGTATATGCCATAACTTATACCTCCTATTTTACTTTTCCTACTTTTGCCTTGCCTACTTTCGCAGTTCCTACTTGTGCCAAATCGTCATCTAGGCCTTTTTTTTTACAACTGCGTAGTTCTTATCTCCAAGACGGTATCCGGTACAGATTTCCACCTGTGCAAGAGTTCCGTTGAAGTTCTCAGAGTCTTTCAGTCTTGCCATAGATAACAGGTCAATGATATGCAGTCCTCTCCAGTCATACATGATATACTCTACCTTTGACAGATCTTCTGTCTGAAGCGTTTCTGTATAATCGTAGTATTTTGCTGCCGATGTCAGATCAAGCATATTACATTCTACCCACAGCATTCCGAGGTAATATCCCATCTGTCCGGTACGGATGATCTCGTCATTCTTTACCGGAGTAAATTTGTCCCCTGCAACTTCCAGCATCGTACTGTATGTCTCTACAGATGCCATGACCACATTCGCGGACGCTTTCTGTTTACGGATTGTTTTTCTTCCTGCGATTATCTTACTGATAATGTTGGACGTTGTAATTGCTTCTGTGTCTTCCATTGCAGTTCCTTCGTGCACCAGACATGCAAGACCAGACTGCTGCCACCCTTCTTTGCAAACCTGTGTAGACTGTGCGAGATGAGCATCCGCTGTATCGAATGGTACGGCACTCGCCTGTACATTGTAGATTTTTGTTGATTCCTGCTGTGAATTGTTCATCAATACTGAAATCAGTTCATTTCCTGCAGTTCCATGCTCAAAGTCAGATGCTGGCTTTTTCGGATCTTTTGCAGCCTTAGCAGCCAGACGGAATACTTTTACTGCTCCCGCTCCTTCCGCATCTCCCTGATACTGATCGTTAAATGTCATTCCCGGCTGAAAAATTGCATCAAAATAAAAATTTGGTGCAACGATTGAACTGTATTTTTCACTTACATTATATCCGCCATATTTCATACTCTGTCATTCTCCTTTTCTATTTCGCATATTTGTTGTTTCCATATTTTCTTGAGAGGTAAGCTTCTTCTTCGGATTTTGTTTCGGGTCTGTAGGTTCCATGAGTACCTCTTACCCATGTCTTTTTTCCGCCATCTGGTTCTTCCTGTTCGAACTCATCTGGATACTTCTCTTTGACACCTTTCATGTACTCATCTGCACCAACAAAAGCACCGTCTTTAAACTCCATCTTCTGATCCAGAAACTCATGTAAGATTGTCTTTCTGGATAAAGGAGATTTAATCTTCTGCGTGTCCAAAAACCGCTCTGCTGCAAACATCTTGCGGTCTGATTCAATCTGGTCATTCAGTGCTTTTGTGTCTTCGTTGTACTTTTTCTCCCAGTCATCGGCAGACTGCTTGATTCCATCAATGTCCATTTCCTTGTAAGACTTGATCGTATCGTTTGCTTCTCCAAGCTGTGTCTCCAGTCCATTCGCTTTCGTCTCAAGGCTCTGATACTTTTCCTTGCTGATGTAGCCACCCTCTGACAAGTCTACAAACCGGACATGCTGTAATTTATCCTCGATCCCGTTGTTGTGTTCCTGAATCTTTGCGTCTACCTGTCCGAAAAGTTCTTCTCCTAATACGTCTCTTAACTGCATCTTTATTCCTTTCCTTGACCACTGTTTATTATCGCGGTGTCTCCGCTGGCCGTGGCAGTTATTCTCCCATGCCACAGGGGATATTTCCCGCAGTTTAAATGTCTTGAGGGTTGATCGGACAAATACTATCCCCAAAATTGAGGAAAGCGTATAAAAATAGCACCTACCACTCTGGATAGATGCTAAATTTATTGTTTTTATTTTTGAAATTGGCATAAAAATACCACTCACTCAATTAAGAATAAGTGGTATCATCTCTTTTCTGCCGGTTCCATATGAATCTTAAAATTACAGGTTGTACAATTGAAATATGTACTTGTTTTTGGATTATAAGGTGTAATGATTTTACCTGTTTTACATTCCGGACAAATTACTTCTTTTCCATCCCGTAACGCCTTTATCATCATTCCAATTTCTTTTGGTGTCATTACTTTAGCCTCCATTCACGATCTGAATATCTTCCTTTTACTGATTTTATTATATTCCTAATGTCTTGTCCCGTCAATTTACCTTTCGTATGTAATTCAGCAAAATAGTCACAAACAACTTCTGCGTGTTGATCTCCACCTATATCTAATCGGATATGCGTTGCTTCATGGATAATCGTTTCCGCCGTCTTCCGTATGTTTTGTGTTTCCACCCCATTGATATAGATATGATTTCCAATACATGATCCATACAGACCTTCCAGTCCCGTTTCTGAAATTGTATTGTTGCTATAATATACGTTAACGGAAATATGATTCGTTTTAATAAAATCAAGAACTGCCTTTCCAACATCTGACTTATTAAGATTTTTGTATAAGTTAGCTGCGAGTACTGTATCCATTTCTTTTGTAATCTCTACATCAAATATTTTTTCTGCTGTTTTCTTTTTTATATTAGAAATTCTTGACTCAAATATTCTTCCCGGCAACACTCTTCCGAGCCCATCCATATACACTCTCTGCATCTGTTCTGGAAGCTCCATCTTTTTAGAAAACCCCTGATATTCCCGGAGTGTGTTCAGATACTTTGCTTGGGCTGCCTGTATGTCCAATTGACTGGCTTTTCCCTTTTTTAGAAGATCAATGTCACTTCTCTGCTTTCTCATTCTGGTTTCAAGTGTTCTCTGCCGCTGCTGTGCTTCATAGGCGTTATATGATTTTCCCTGATAAGACCTTGCGACCTGTTCATTTGCTTCCATTTCCCGCAATTGTTCCGATGTGTACGTTCTGACAGACACACCGTCTACGAACGCGAAGTAACTATGCTTACAATTAGCTCCGCACAGACCATCTACCTCTCCCAAACGACAGATCGAGATCAGTTCCTGCTTTGTATACACATTCCCTCCCCACCAGTGAGAAGGTCTATGCCCGGCATGCCACGTTACTTCATAAGTGTCTGTCCCCAAATCCTTTGCCACCTGCTCATTAATCTGTGCAGCAAGTTGATGTACACCAGTCATGACAGCTCGTCTGACCGCCACAGGGGCCCGATTTCCATATCCTGACGCATAATTTACTGTCCGTATCCCACTGGCTGTCATTTCCTTTACTACACGCCTGAGAACGGTATTGTAATCGAACGCTCCGGTTACAATGTCCATACATGCACGATCAAGATACTTCTGATAGTACTCCGAAAATGGAGTGAATACTTTCTTTCCTCCGTAATCCAAAGCAAATCCCATTGATCGTGTGATATTCTGGATTTCATGTTTTGTCTGGCTTAGAATTGCTTTCGCCCATGTCTGCATCTGCTCATTATCTTCATAAGGTGTAAAATGGGCATTTACCTGTTCGTAGATTTCTTTTGTTCTGGTGTAATCCTTTTCGATTACAGTATCATAAATCTCCCACAGCTCCGGATCAGTAAGCCCTGAAAGACGTTTGATTTCTGATTCAATGAACTCCGTAGAATTTCCAATGATCTGTATTCTGTTCAACTGATAATCCGCTGTAGATGTAATTCCACCTGTCTTTTTAATCCTCCTGACTACATCTCTCATAATGCGGTTCTGTAATTCGAGAAACATTTTTTCAAGTTGCAGTGGCAGGTGCTCCATTTCCTTTGGCTGCATATCCTCACACCCTATTCCATTGTATCTTCCTGGCTAAATTGTGATGCCTGTTTCAGCATCTTGATCGCCTGCTCTTCCGTTTCACCGAAACGCTTCATCCGATACTCTACAGGACCAACAACTCCCATACTAAAATCAGCACGGAGCTGCTCTGTCTCATATTTCTTGTCTGTTACAAGGGAATCATCCCAACTGCAGGATACTTCTACCTTTCCGTCTGCAGAAATGCTACCAAGCGACATCCATACTTCCACTGCTGCCACAAGATTCTCAAGTGCGTTCCCAAGGCTATTCTGAATAGATTTTACCGTTGCGTAAGAGCGTTGCTTACTGGCCTTAATTTCTTCTGCTGTCTTATCCACTACCTGTGGATCTGAAAGAGTTCCATAAGCCAGACCACAGTTAAACTCTACTTTCTGTATGATCCTGTTGTACCCGTTGAAGAAACTCTCATCCCGAATCTCCGGCGAATACGCATTAAAAAAAGGATTTCCATCCCTGCTCATCACATTCGGTCCCATTGCCCGGTAAAGCCGTTCTTTCCCTTTTGGCAGGATAACTTCTCCCTGCCGGTTCTTCCGGAAAAATTCATCCGCTGCCTGAATTGCCGTTTCCTTTGATTTGTATTCCCACAGCACTGCTCCATACTGCTCATCAGCATCCCGAATCTGATTCACGGCTCTTGCATAGATCGATACACCAAGAGGAGAATGGATGTCTGTATTGTTTGCCAATGGAATTTTGAAGTAAGAAAACAGCATCCTGTCCGCATTCTGAAACTCGACATAAGGGGCAATATCTGACCATTCCGGTACTTCTTCCAGATTGATCTCCTGTCCGAGATTTACGATATCATCCGTTTTTACCATTGCTTTCTTACTGATAAAAGCTTTGTTCACAATGCTGTATCTATCGCCCTGTAATGCGTGATATTCAAGTCTTGTATAAAGATTCTTTCCAGCGCGCTTAAATTCTGGGAAGATAGCCGCTGTAATCTCTCCTGCGCTGTTAAACTCTACCGGATAAAAGTCACCGGCTCTCACTACATCTATCTCAATCCCTTTCTGGGATAAATACGGTTTAAAGACCACACCGCCTGTACTGCAGGCAAACTCTGTGTAGTTTGAAATCTCATTTAGAAACGGCTGCATCCCCTCTTTAATCATTTCAGCTTTGCTTCCGCCCGTAATATTGATGCTGGATTCCATTGTCACCAGTCTTGCCATTTCGGAGCAGATTGCTGCCGGGAGGTTCAGTCCCTTTACATCATCATTCAGCCAGGGAGATTCGTTGATATACATCTTTGACCACCGATAGATTGCCTGTGCCATTCTCTGGGATACCGCAACATCCACTCCCATTGCCTGTTTTATAGTTTCATACTGTATCAACGTTCCTCACCTCTTTCTGATATTGGCAACATAAATTTAATCCGGTTCCACATTCCAACGCATAAATAGCGTGTTCCGTCAAGTGCATGATCGTTCTCTTTTACCGGTATCTCAACGCCTTTTTTAATTCCATCTGTATTGTACTGATAAAGTCCAAACTCCTTGATCAGCATCTTCTGTTTCTCGCTGACGATCATTCTTCCGAAAGACAACAACTTCTGCACACGGCTGATTCCTAATTTGACGTCATTCTGCGCCGGTATAACCGGTATATGGGGGATGACTCTCCGTATTTCCTCAATCAGACCTGCTGCCGATGGATCCACGAATATGTAGCTGACTACACGGTCATACTCCTGTTCTATCTTGTCGCAGAATGTTTTCATATTCTGTGCGTATTCTGATGGGGACTTCTGCGTTCCACTGTCTCGCCCGGAGTAGTAATACTCATCAATCCCTCGCAGAACCTGATTCTGATAGTCCAAACCAAATGCTTCATAGACTGTCGCATTCTGTTGACCGTAATCCACTCCGATTCCGATCTCCCCGATACTTCTCTTTTCTTCCTCGATGTAATCTTCTGGCTGATAAATATGCTTCTCTGCAGAGAACATATAGTAGATCAGGTCATCCACTCCAGTAGGCTCGCCCAACCATGTCCATCGGTACATCTTGATATCCGCTCGCATCATAGCTTCTGCAGAATCAATCAGATCCTGTCCCAACCAATCAACCGGAACATCCTTATAGCTTGTGTGAATATGGATGCAGTCTTCCCGTTCTTCCATCTTCTTGCACCAGAGGTTGATCGGAGCATTCGGATTCTTCGGCGGATTGTAAAGATAGATCATCTGGAAACCAGCTTTGTTTCCACGGACGAACGTTGCTTCTATATTCGCCAGTTCATCTTCCCCTTCCCCGTCATCAAAGAACTCTGTCAGCTCATCCAATACTACAAGCTTTATCGGCTTGTCCTCATCGATGATACCTTTTGTATCGTCAATTCCATCAGAACCGGAGAAATACATCGTTGTATTGTGTTTTTTATACGTGATCTCCATCGGTGATTTTCCGATCTTGAAATATGACTTGGGGATTTCTAGCCGGTTAATGCCCCGGAGCATTTCTTTGTACACTGTTTTCCGCAGCTTATTGTGATGTTTGCGAAGAACTACTGCTGAACCATTCGCATCATCCACCAACTGGAAGATTCCTCTGACTCCTGCATAACTGGATTTTGTACCGGCACGGCCAGAAGTCAGGATAATATGTTTATGCTGCTTATCGTTAAATAAAGGCAGATATTTCGGAATGATCAGATCTGATATTCTAACCTGTTTCTTTGTCTGCATCATTGATAATCTCTACTCCTTCCGTTTCATCCTCACTACTGCAATCTCTGTTCAGCTTATCTGCGTTTGCCCGTTTCAATTCTGTATCTGCTTCTCGGTTGCGTCTGTTCTCATCCGGTTCCTGTGATTGCCCCGCATACTTCGCTACGAATGTAGCTGCCTGCGTATTTCCGCTCAGCGCTTCTTTGATCTGTGCCATCAAAAGAGCCGATTCCAGAGTGCACTCAACACCAAGTGACTCCAGAACCGGCTTCCATTCAGGACTATCTATTTCAGCGGTAAGCAGCAAATTCAAAGTCTTTCTAAAATCAGCTTTCCTTCTTCTTGCTTCACCACTTGCTTTACCCGCTTTTATTGCTAACTCCCGCCGTTCCTCCGCGGTTTTCTTATCAAATCCATAATCTTTTATGTTATCATAACCTGCCACTTCACCACCTTCCAATCTGTTAATTTTTAGCGCAAAAAAGAGACACCGAAGTGTCTCCTTGTTACAATATATTTTCTTCTTTCAGGATTTCATATAATTCTCTATATTCTTTGTATTCTTCTTTAAGTCCTTCGCTGAAGTAATTAAATCCTATCACTGAAGTATAGTATGTAGGGTTCCACTCTGTTACTTCTAAAAACCTGTTCACTGTAAACTGCAGCCTATCCAAACTCCTAGTGCCATCCATGCCTTCAAGCAGTATATAATATGTCAAAGTAACATCTTCGAAGTGTTCATTTTCCTTATTTAATTTCAAAGTTAATACTCTTTCAGGATCTTCGTATTCTTCTGTTCTAATTGTCGCTGCATTTACAGGATCTATGTCCTCAATTCTATTGTTACTAAATTCGATAATTGAAAATTTATACACCTCTCCTGTACGAACATCTATTTTTATTGGAATTTGTAAATCAGCTCTTTCTAAATTATTTTGAATATTTCTTATTGCATCTTTAGACGGTTGCACATACGAGTAAGTCAATTTTTCTATTAAACGTGAATGAGCATCCTGATCCTTTTGATGATTGTAACTATTGAGACTCAACAAATTCGCAATTAATGCTATACTTATTGTTACCAGACAACCAATATTTTTCTCAAATAATACAAAGATATGGTCATCTCGTTTTTCTTTTTTTCTTATATACTTAAACATACAGCATATTGTATATAAAAAAATGATAACAAAAACAAAACCAAGAAGTGCAAGCATTCCCCACAACAAATATATACTCATAGTTATTCCCTCTTTTCTCGAATTAATTTCCATGATACTCTATTCTATGAACTTTTTCAACTTTTTTGATATTTAGAACTACCACAAAAATGAAATACGTAACTTGGCAACTTTACTGGATTCTATAACACAAGGAGGGAACTTGCAGTAGTCCACAACGGGTATAGTAGGACTCGAACCTACGACACATCGGTTAACAGCCGATTGCTCTACCAACTGAGCTATACACCCATAGGATGCCTTTTATTGACATCCTCTACCCTATCCGCACTCGGGTACGCTGATTACACTAAATATAGATTGCTGAATCTATTTTTTGTTTGTTGTTCTGGCAGATCTGCGGATATCTGCGTTTTGTGATATCACTCGTAGCACTTCCGCAACATTCCGGAATTAAAATTTACTGCGATATGCTACGAAGCCGTGTACAGGAGTCGAACCTGTCTGCCCTACATTTGCCACGGCATAAAAACACCGCCAGACAAGAAAGGGGGAAAGTATGACGGTGCCTAAGATATTTGGTGGAGGAATTAGTACTTTGACTATTCAATGCCACATCTCTTAATTCCACAATACCATAATATCACGGATACTACTGACATGAACTGACATCTTAAATTTTTATGTGCTCTAGTGCCCTTCCATGCAGTCTATGTATATGTCTCTCACAGTATCCCATTTTCTGAGATATATCCCAAAACTCCAATCCTTTAATATACCTGTAGAATAAGACATCCCTCTCGTCCTCATCTTCGATTTGCTTAATCTTCCAGCTTATGTCTCTATATTCTCTAACTTGCTCAACCCCTTCTTCGTACAGTTCCCGTTCCAAGTCATCCAACTTTGCCACATAATCCGACAAATCCGTCTGATCCGTTCCGTGCGGCATTCCATCTGTTTTTATGGATGGGTTTGCTTTCATGTTTTTTATTTCTTCCAGTTCGGCGCTTATTCTTTCAATCCGTCTTCCATGTTTTCTATATCCACGCAAATACTTCTTCTTTTCCTCATTTTCTCTATTTCGCTCCATTGATCACACTCCCTTTCGTATCTACTCCCCATTTTCTCAAGCAGTCTTCTACCGTGTGCGTTTTGTACGGTTGACTCTTCATCCACCTCTTCGCTCCTTCCGGTGGTTCATGTTCTGCCAGATCAGCAAAATGATCTTCCTGATCTCGTTTCATTTCCTTTGCGCTGCGTCTATGCTTTAAGGTTGCTCCTCTCATGCCGTCACCTCAATTTCCTCTCCGGTCAGCTCTTCCAACTTCTGTCGCATTTCTTCCACTGTCATCTTCTTTGGTTCTTTGCGCTCCCAGATGAGTTCTAAATTATAGTCCGAAAGCATATCTGCAAAGTTGTTATATTCTTGGATTGCGTAGACACCAACAATATCGAGATCTTTAAAATATCTGTGTGTCAAATCTTCTCGAAAGCAGTTTCGATCCGCATATCCATCTTCTCCGATTAATGCTTCGCTTATCACCATTCTCTTGTCACCATTTCGATGTTTCACTACCATCCCATCTTTCAGATCCGCCTTGGTAAATTCTTTGTTCATATAATCACTCCATTCTAAGATTTTATATCCTTCGCTATTGTAGTACCAATACGATGAGAACATTCCGGATCCTACATAGCACGTTCCTTCTTTGTACTCTTCATAATTCGTCTTTCCCATATAGCTTTTGCCTGTGCACCATTTCATCCCGTGCTCATGCATTCTTTTGCAAAAATCTTTCGCTTCTTCCTCGGTCTTACAATGCACCGCAATCTTATTGTATTTATTTTTAAATTCATCCCAGTTAAATTTTTTCATCTTCCTACCTCACTATCTTCCGCACAATCCAATCCAAAAACACCACAAATAGCAGTATCGGGAATCCCGCAGCCATCAGGTAATCCGCACCTTCTAGTTTTACATCCTCTTCCAATCCTGTCTTTAAAGTAATCACGGTTCCCAGTACCAATATGTAGTAAAGGGTCAAAAATGCGATTGTGATTAAAATGTCCATGTTATTCCTCCTTGTATGGTTTTGGAAGTGGCTGCCATGCGAATATTACCCCATCATAAATCCCATAATCGTCATACCAAAGACCATATTCATCCTCTTTTTTAAATCTCATTCTCTTTACCGGATATTCTTTATCGTCACACGTTACAAGATATATACCTTCTTTCTTAGGCATATTTTGTTCTGTGTAAGGGATCCAGTCATTGTCTTTCTTGCTGTCTTCATATCCTTTCTGATACCATTTTCTTCGGCTGCATTCTCCGCACTTCGGAACATCGTCCATGTGCGAACGGATAATACTGCTAATTTCGGTTGCCATACCTGTAGCACCTAATGCATACAACACCTTATGTCCAGTTACATACTCTTTTTCAACTTCGCTTATCTCCTCCAAAATCTTCTCTAGTACGTTCACTCCGCATTCTCCTTATCTGCATATTTCTCTACGACATCTATTGCACGGGTCATCCCATAAATATAGCTTTCCAGTTCTTCTGCTGTTTTACTGGCTCCGTGTCTTTTCCTTTCTTCCTTTAAGGTTTCGTAGGCGTCATTTTTCATGGATTCGATTTCTTCCACGATTTTCTCCGGTATATTCATTTTCCCTCTCCACTTCATTGTCGTATTTCAGGCACTTTCCATCCTTGTACGCTATGCATTTCTCTTTAATGCACGGATGTAACACTGGTCTGACAAAATCTCCATTCCCAATAAACATTGCTTTTACCTCTTCTTTTCCCGTTAAATCAGGGCAAAATAAAATCATCACTCCACCTCCTCATATTCCGGACACTCCGCACAATACTCATACCGGCCCATTCTTGCGCACTGCTCTTTGCACACTTCGTTTTCTGAGCATTCTATGCAACAATAATTGTGTCCGCATATACTTGTTAATTTGCATCTTCCCATCAGTCATTCCTCCTAATCGCCATCTCAATCCCGATTTCGTCCTTAATCATCTTTGTATACTCATCCCATGTTGCCATATCATCCACCAAGCACTATGCTTTCAGATTCATCCGGTCAATAAATCTCTTGCACCGTTTCCCAGCAAAACCGAACTCATCATGCAGCGTTGCGACTGCGATCACCATCATTGTGTCCAGTGTCATGTTTTTTATCTTCTCGCAGGCAATGTTTAGTTCTTTTCTGGTTAATGCTGTATTTATTCCTGTGATATTCCGAAACTGGATTTCTTTTTCCAGTCCCTCGATACCGTCTTTTTTTACAATCTCCCTTGCCAGAATCAATCCCTGTGATCTACCGGCTGTATAATCATCAACTTTTCCCATCACCTATTCCTCCGCAATAAAGTCTTCTATGCTCATTTGCCCTGGTATGTTTTCGTCTTCCATCCACCAAAGAAATACCTCTTCCCCTGTCGTCCACTTACATTCTTTTCCTCTTCGTTCACGTTCTTTCAACATCCTGTCGAAAGCATTTATATACAATTGCTTATACTTTGGAAAATCTGCAAACTCTTTGTAACGCTTTTTGCCTACCATCGGACATCCGATGCAACCAACACGGTCATATCCGCACTGGTACAGCTCGCACGTCTCTATTTTCTCGGAATTTATATATCCCCAGATATCACTATGCGTCCAATCTATGATAGGATTTACAATCATTTTTTTCTGCTGCATACATAGCTCACTCATCCGTCTTCGTGCATCGTTATCCTCCATCAGCATTATCTTCGTAAATTTTTCTTTCTCCTTTTGGGTTTGTCCGAGCTTTTCAAACTCTTCCCTTTTCATTCTGGAAACACTTTCGTCCCATCTTGCTCCGGTTGCGATATACCGGTTTGCACATCCAGTTTCTTTCAGTATAGAGCAACAGTATCTTACCAATCTTGTCGGCGGAATAAGTTTTTCGGGAATTAACTTCCACATGCTAATCGGTTTTCCTTTATAACGTGGTTTTTCTATCTCGCACTTAATCCCATGCAGTTCCAGTTCTCGAAATACCTTCCGGATATGCCGAACTGTCTGCGGCGCATCTGCCGTTGTATGGCTGTTATGTACTTCAAATGGGATTCCGGATCGCTTAAAAATCTCTAACATCACATCACTATCCTTTCCTCCGCTATACGTACAAACAAGCGGTCTACCATAGTGATGTAGACTCATTTCACTTGCCATTTTAATTCTTTCGATTGCTTTTTTCTCTTTATCCATTTTCTCAGAAGCCCGGTATACCCTTGCCCCGGCCGGAGGCTGGCTCCTTTCTATTTTTCGTTTATTTTCTTCTTATTTCCTCGCAACTGCTTGCAAAGCTCTTCCCACTCAACCTCTTTGCTCCGCGTCCATCTTTTCGCTGCTCTTCTCTTCCGGATTCCAGTATTATCCATGTACCGGATAAGATCATCTCTGGTAAATTCCGTTTTCTGCATGTCATGCAAGACTTTATGGATATGCTCATCCAAGCATCCGAGTTTTACCATCTCTTCGATCTGGAACTTGTAGGGATCCAGAAAGTGTACTGGTCTACTCATTTTCTGCCCTTTCGATTGTGCGAACCGGAATTCCATTCACTTCCAGACTGTCATCTACTGCTATTACTAAGCATTTCCTTCCATTCACAACCATTGTATCTACAAGATCTGTCCGCCCTGGATTCACTTTAATCACAATATCCGGTGTTTCAATCTGGAATTTTTTCGTCTCTGTAATGTTCGCTGCAAGCAGGGATGCCTTTTCTCCTACAGTCTCTTCATAATTCTGGTCAAAACTCTCCATCTTCTCCGAAGAGACACCACTTCGTTCAAATACCTTGCGCACATCTGTCTTATCAAGCTGCAGCGGTTCCGGTTCTTCCTTGTGCTCCTCGATCATGTCATTCAACGTATCATGAATATTGCGAATCGTCTTATAATCTCCATCTTCTCCCAGAGTATCTTCAATCAGCATCTGAAATGTCTCCTTCTGCGTGTTGGCTGACATCGGCATCCTTGCTCCCAGCAGCTGTTCGATTAGCTCCTGCTGTAAATCCTCTGACTTCTTTGTATAATAGAGAGCCCCGTGGATATCTGTACTCCTGTCATTAAACGAAGGGAACAAGAATCCTTTATCGGGCATACATACTACCCAGTCCCGGATACGATCATGAATGCAATTACTCTCTGCATGGTAGCTCAATCCTGCCTTTGACAACGAAACCGGGCAGATGCTGCATAGCAGATATTCATACACTTCTTCTGACGCATCGTACATCTCCATGTCATCAGAAGATTTTCCCGGTATATCATACATTGCATGAATGAGGACGATGTAATAATTTTCACCGTAGTCATAAGATTCGATTATCCTATCGTAGAACTCTTCCAGAAGCTGGTCATCTTCCAACTTGCTTTTTCTGAGCTTCATCAAGAATTCCTGTGTTCCTCCCGGCATCTCCTGTTTTGTCGGAAATTCCAGATTTAACAAATTCTTGCCGACACTTCCGGACAATGTTTTTCTTAAGATGTCAAAATACTTGAATGTGTCCTCTTCCGGTAAGGACAGGAATGCGCTTTTTGACTCCATCTTTTTGATTTTCTCATGATCTACATAGCAACCGGCAATTCTTGTGATTGCACAATTTGCTGGCGTAAACTGTTTACGAATCTCCAATACTTCTTTTTTATTCATTTTCAACCTCTCTTTCCAGCCACTCTTTTTGGCTCTTGTACAAATTCAGGTATTTATCACGGTTTTCTTCGTACAGATCGTTTTCTAAATCCTCATCTATTCTTGTAAGTATCATCTTCACTGCGGAGATTTCTGGTGTATCAATTTCTCCTGTTATGTTGTTCAAATGATCATTGTTCGTCATTTCCCTCTCACCCTGTTCTTTCTCTTCCGCTTTGTGCTGCCGTACATAAACGCTGCCATGTTGCCCGGTTTGAATCCGGCAGACTGTTTCTTATAGACTCTAAAACCGTATCTTTTTCTGTTCATGTTTGCCTCCTAACTAAAACTTGCTTCCGGCTCTTCCTGTGGACATATTTCTCCATCTGCTTCCATTTCGTTTATGATGATTTTCGTTCCCGCTCTTTGTAATCTCAGCAACAGCATGTCAAATTCCCCAAGGTATCTCAACGACTTAATGTCTACACATCCCAAACTGTCAAGTGTATACTCTTTCTCAAAATCCCATTTCGATATCGGAATTTCCATATTCAACTTTTCATCGTGTTCGTTTTCGAAAATGATTACCGCCCTATGCAGGGAGCTCCGAGTAGATCTTTCACACTCTTCTATTAGCATCTCGCAACTGACCGATTCGTAGTGTGGTCCATTGTCAAACTCCACTTCCAGACCAGTTGTACTGATCTTCTTTTCGCACATTGCAATCCATGCATCAAACAGATCAGTGACTTCCATTTCTTTTTCTTCCTGCTTGATTGATAATTCCTTAAAATTTTCCAGAATCTTTTTATTCTCGATACAAGCATCGGAATTTACGATTTCTGTAAGCACCGTATCCAACTTTGGAAGGTATTCCGAAAAATCATACTTCTCTATGTACGGCACCATAACTTCGTCTATTTTTTTCTTCAGTGCACTTTCTGCTTTTCCCCATCTAAACGCTGATTCTATTGCCGATTCTATCGTTTCCTTGAATTTATTTCTGAGTATTTCCTTTACTTCTTCCTCAGAGAGACACTCCTGTGCCATTTTTAATAATTCTTCTTCCATTTTCTTCCCCCTTAATTTGACTTCAATAACTGCTCTTCCAGATAGTCCATGTCGTATCCTCTGCGTTCGAAGTTATTTAAGTTTCTGCTTACTGGCGGTTTTGTTGGCTTTATATTTTTATTCTTGTAATTTCCATCCAGAATCTTTGCCATATTCGTGTCATTCATCATCCAGTCAAAGGTTGCTGACCAATTCCGGTTATTTTCGCCTTTTAGAAAGTCGCTTTCTTCTGCAATCTCAAATACTCTTTGAATGTCATCAATGGAATATTTTCTTAATCTTGCTTTAATTGCCCGTTTTCTTTTTTCAGACAATCGTGTTAAGCGAGGGAATGACACGCAAGTGGCATTATACATATCAGCTATTTGCTGATAATCCACTCTATTACCTCTTATATCTCTTTCTTTATCTATATCTTTATCTTCTTCTTTATCTTTATCTGTAGCGTGACTTCCCAAATTTGTCACACTTGTGTCACGTGACATTTCCGTGACACACTCAATTTTTTGTTTTTCCCTCTGTTTTTGCTTCCTAATCCGGTTCTGCTCCCTTATTTTTTCAAGCGCTTCTGCGTTCTGGTGTTCCTCCCATCCGGGGATCGAGAAAAATCCATTGTCCATCACGATCATTTCAAGCTGCTCCAGTGATTGTAAGGCTAATTTCACGGTATTTTCCTCAAAATCAAGTTCATCAGCCAACATCTTGGGCGTGTATGGGATGTTCTGTGTCAAAAACACCATCCCGTTACTATTACACCGACCAGCCATGGTAAGCAGCATCACCCAAATTAAGACAATGTTATTTCCGTCTGGAAGTTTCCGCAGATGTTTGATCTTGCGATTATCAAACATATCCGTTGTAATCTTGATCCACTTGACCTCTGCCATCACTCATCCTCCGCAATATAGACCACCACACAAGGCTCATCCGAGTATGCTTTTTCGATTTCCAGACTGGTCACCTGCTTATCGTCCGTATATGCGACTCCATTCAGTCCATCCAAAATGATTTTTGCAATGTTGTCTAAGTCAGGCTTCTTATTCGGCTTTATTTCTCCTTTTAAAGCCCTATCCTTATTCTTCTTAGGCCAGCTCTCTGGAATCGGAAATTTCGCTAAAATTCGAACTCTCAGAGGGATGTCCGTGTAAAGCACGCCTATACTCTGCTTGTAAATCCTTGCAACTTCCTTTTCGTACTTTTTATTTTCTGGTGGCGTATATGTAATGACTTTAAATCCGGCTCTGCGGAATCTCGGTCTTGCTTTTCCAACCGGTTTGCCCGGAATTGTAATTACCATTTATTCTCCTTTCTGCTCCCGGAATTATCGGGAGACAATGAATCTGGCTTACTTAAGGTATTTGTGACGTACTACACAGCAGCCATGAACGGGTTACAATTTATAGCAAAGGTTTAACCCTTACTAACATAGTGAAATTCTTGCCGGAACTGTTCTTCTGTTCCGTAGTGCTGCAAATAATATTCCTTGCAGCGTTTTCTTAAGTCTCTGTCAACTTTCGCTGCATTCTTCCCCGCTTTCGTTCCGTTTGGATGCAGGTCTGGTCTCAACGGGGAAATGAAGCCGTAGTCCTCCGAAAGTTCAATTTCTCTTGATGTGTGACTAAAAACATGATGCCTCTCCACTCCGTAAACTCCGGTGTACATGCAATGATCCATGTCCTCTGTAAATATGCTCCACAGCTTCTTTGGTCTGCCGGATGCTCTTTGATGACCTTTTTTCTTTTTCTTTCGCTTCGGCTTCGGGAATGCCATGTCACTGTAATCAATACTCACAGTTCAATCCCCCATTTTTGTCTAAGCTCTTCTTTTTCATCTGGGGTCAAAAGGTCTGCATCTGGTATTCCAACCTCTCTGCAATCTTCCAACACGCCTTTGATGAGTCTGCTCATTTCCTTGGTGTTATACTTGCTTGACCCTTTGTAGCATTGCAGAGTGTGTAATGTTTCCGTTCTCCCTTTTAGGTCTTTTACTTCCTGTGCTCCACGATCTATCACAATCCGGAACACTGACTGCGCCAAATAGATGTCTTTTTCCCGGAGCGGTATGTACTCGAAAGCGCCGTGGGATTTTAATTCGTTTAGGTACGCTTGCCATCTGGTAATATCCAGCTTGTCTGCTAATTTATCCAGCAACACCCACAAATAAGAGTTTGCATCAAGGCTTCTCTTTGCTCTGTACGGCTTTATTTCAAGTGTTAATTTTTTATAATCTTTCAGTTCATCATAGGCTTGTCGGAAGTCCTCTTCGGATTCGAATAGGATGGTGTGGCAATCTATCAAACGACCTTTTAATCTTCCTGTAAATTTCATCAATCATCACCGTATTTATTTTTTATTGTGCTTAGCATTGTTGCAGCTTCTATCTCGGTAAGTGTCTGCTCTGTCCTATTGTTTTCTCTCAACCATCGTTCAAGATTGATACCGTGAGATACGCATAAATTCTTAAGTGTCTTGATTTTCGCTTCAGACGCTCTGTTTTCTCCTGTTTCTGGTATTTGAGCATACATCTTGTTATATTCCTCTTTAAGCCACAAATCGAAACCTAAGCCGGTATGTATTGCCACGCACTTTACAAATGCCCTACACATGCTGTTCCAGACTCTTTGCTGGCTCATAGAGTTGTCTTTTACAGGGTTCGCCCCATTCATCACAGGAGTTTGCATCTCGTACACCTGATCATCTATCACAACACGGATTCTGGTCTCGTAACATCTATTTTCAACTCCGTTTTTATCTTTAAACACCGCTTTTGTCATCCTCAGGCTACTTCCTGTTTCTGGGTCTGGAATCGGAGTAAAATAAACATTTTCAGCCCCATTTTTATGTAATAAATCAATGCACATTGCCCAGTTTAAATAGTCCATACCATCTCTTTTTTCGAGGTATGGTTTTACATCTACTTTCCTCATTTCTTCATAGCTTTTAAGCATAGGTTTCCTCGCTTTCTTCCTTTACCCAATTCCCGGAGTAAAACCATTCCACCAGCATTTCTTTAAACTCTTCCTGGTCATCCGGTGTTCCATGCAAGCATCTTTCCAGTGCGTAATCAAATGCTTGGTCATCCGTTACAACCATGTCTTTTTCCGGTCCGATACCTACATACATCATTCGTCCTCCGTCTTGTCCACTGCCATTTCCAGCAATACCCCAACTAAAATGATTGCATTATCCAGCTCCGCATCTGTTTCGATACGCTCATGCAAATCAAAATCACCAGACGAGAATCCGTTCTCACATGCATACAAAGTTATTCTATGTCCATAATTCGAAAAGTCGATTCCTACGTACGGGAATCCGTCTACACCCTTTCCGCGTTCATGAATCTCAAGCATTAAGTCTAAAAGTTCATGTATTTTCTTTCTATTCATTGCTTATCCTCCTACTCATCCTTGGACAATCTAAACTCCATCAAATCTGCCAGCATCAAATATTCCTTTGCCAGTCGGCTGTCTCCGTGTCGTTCTTTCACCTTTTCTCTAAATTCATTAAGTGTTCCATAAAAACATCCACATCTCACGCTGATTCCGCCGTCTTTCGTGCGGAAAAATGTTGTCGTCCTATTTTCCGATCCGAAGCAGCTTGTAGCAGAATAATCGCGGCAGTTTTGAACCCAAGCGTCACCGGATACCCAAGCGTCACCGGATACCTGAGCGTCACCGGATACCCAAGCGTCACCGGATACCTGAGCGTCACCGGATACCCAAGCGTTACCGGATACCCAAGCGTCACCGGATACCTGAGCGTCACCGGATACCCAAGCGTTACCGGATACCCAAGCGTTACCGGATACCCAAGCGTCACCGTACTGGTCAAGATTATTCTCCCTTTCTATAAATCCACCCAATTCTCCCTCTGCTACATCACCAAACGACACAAGAGCCTTGATTCTAAAGAGCTTCTTCCCTAAAAAAGTTACAAATTCACTGGTTAATTCAAATTTTTTCATTTACATTTCTCTCCTTTTCGTCTACAATTTAACTGATTTAATTTCTTGAGTGCTCGAGGGTTGCCGCCCTGTGACAGCACTCTTTTTAATACCCAAACACCAGATACCACCCAAGCATTGTCAGTCCGAACCCGACCACCGCCACACCGACTCTGATCCAGTAAGGCTTGTCCTCTTCTTCCGGCAGATCTACCGATACGGAGCGGATGTCCCAGCTGTTTAAAGTGTTTGGTTGCTGAGTGGTCTGGCAGTGGTAGGTTCCTTTAATGGTCACGGCTCCACCTCCTTTAATTTCACAGATTTCTTCCCACGCTCTTCCAATCTGACACGGTAGTTTGTAAGATATGAGATCGCGCCTTGTTTCTGGGTTTCGGTATCACCGTCTATCCTCTCTGTGGATTCCAGAGTTTGAATAAATCTCTCGATCTGCTTAACTGTCAACCTCTTCATCAGATCACCCCTGTCTGCAACTTCATTGCCCGCTCCGCGGCTCTCATTTCTTTCTGGATAAATTTCTCCAGTTCAGATGTCCGGTACATTATGGCACTGTGCTTGTTGGCTGGATTTAATAAAAACGCTACCTGCTGCCCCGGTGTATTCCAGACTCTTCTTAAAAATTCTGGTGGGTATCCTTGCTTGATAAGTTCCTTTCTGCTCATAATTTCTTTTGGATACGTCAATTGTCTTTCTCCTCCTTTTCTTCTTCCTTTTTCTGGTTCTTCTGCGAAGCCATAGCCTCCGCAAAGCCGAGAAAATATCCTTTATTCATATCGGACATATCTGGCAGTGCTTGCGCCACTTTTCTGATGATTTCTTTCTCTTTCTCGCTCATGTGTACCCTCCTTATGCTACGTTCTGCTCAATTACTGGATAGATGCCGTTTTTCTTAAGCTCCTCGTATAAAAACAAGCGCCCTTTCTGTGTCCACTGCGTCTGCATTGTTACATCCGGATCTCCGTTGCTCCTTGTAATATCGATTGTTTTACTATGTACATAGCCGCAATTCTGATACTTGGAGTAGAGCACCCACTGTTTGTTGACTTTGTATTGGATTTTCATATCATTCAAAATCCGGTTAAATCGCACCGCAGACATTCCGTAGTCCTTGGCAATCTGCGTAGTCGCTACCAACGATTTTGACTCCAGAATATGGTCAACATAGTTCGCTTTTGGCGTCATTTCCTCGATTAGCTTCTGTTGCTCTACCACCTGTCCACCGAGGAATTTGCACCTGTCTTTTAAGCTGTCGATGGTCTTGCCTGCCATCTTTAAGGCTCTGGCCATTACCTGTTCCGGGGTATTCCATGCTTTCTCGAGGTCAAGAAAATACTGGCGAATCTGTTTTCCTTCCGGCGTTCTTTGAATCATACAAATCTGCTTCGCCATATCAACGGAAAGGTTGTATTCGGTTGATGGACGTCCCCCAGTACTTTTAGACATTTTTGTCCAAAAGTCTTTTGACTCTTCAAAGCCGTAATCACACATACGGTCAATCCATTTCTTAAATGGTGTTTCAATGTTTAATTGTTCGTGTAAATCTTTTGCCGATACTGTCGGTTGTTCTGTTTCATAATTGATTTTGATTAACTCGTTCAATACCTTTTACCTCCTATTTTTATTGCCGTCGTAACCTCCGTGGCGGGATTGCTTTCTTTTCGTTTATCTCCTATACTGTAAATACAGGGCACTGCCATGCCTGAGTATCACGAAAGGAGCGATTTTATGAGACGTTGTAATTCGCCATTTAACGGCAATCGCTATGTGCTTAATAAAAACACTGGTGAAATCCATGATTTAGACCGCGAAACCTCGTGCTGCCGCATAAATGATATAAAGTCCGAACATATCTTTAATTGCAGTTCCTATGAGGAAGCTGTTGTTTTTTCTTCCATGCTTGACATCAGAAGAAACGGATGCGCTCACTGCATGCCAGAGAAAAACAACGGATAACCATTAAGAGCTGCTTCTTTTAAATGAGGTAGCTCTTTTTCAGGCATCTCCTCTTCAAGAAGTTCTGCAAATGCTTCAGGAGTTTTTTTGACTTCGATCAAGCCAAATACCATATTAGAAAACTCTTTCTCTCTAGTAATGGATTTCAATACATCGAATTTTTTTATCTTTCTATCCTTATTTTCTTCGTCAAGGCCTATAAACTCATCGATATATTTTTCGATACGTTCAACCCCCTGAATTTCTTCGCGCAACTCTTCTGGTTGTTCAAGAATTTTTTTTGCAGTATTCCTGATTAAATTCTCCGTATTTTCCTTCTGAATTTTGATGTCATCTTCACACTTTTTGATGCGATACAGCAAGCAATCCCATTTTCGTCTTGAAACCCACATCTTTCTCACCTCGCTTTCTTTTTTCCCCCGTCATGCCGATAGGTCAGCAGTCATCACCATTTCAAACAGTTCATTAAATGTATCACTGTAATACAACGGCTGCACTTCTTTCTGATTATGAGGACTGACTGCATTTTCACCGTATTTCAAACCTTTCTCTGTCAGTGATTTGAACTTTTTTACTCTTCCCTTACTTGACTGGCGTTCCTTTTCTTCCAAGATTCCAGCTGATAAAAGTTTCTTATTGAACTGTACCGCACTGATTCCGAGATTGTTTTCTTTCAACAGTGCTGTGAGTGACTTCATTTCCCTATTGCCGTTAAACTCATAATTCGGTAAGAATCCTGTCGGAATATGGTAAGAATCATAGAACCCTTTCAGCATCAGCAACTTGCTTGCATCGTTCATTCTTAACATGCTTGCTACCACTTCCAGTGATTCCACCTGTTCTTTTAATGGAATGCCTACGTACTGCGTTCCTTTTTCAATGAAATCTTTCATCTTCTCAAATGCTTCGATATATGTAGCTGTGAAAATGACACCTTTCTTTCCGGTCATTTTGTTGGCGATCATGTCGCATCCTTTCTTTGTGCAGAGGTAACATGGTCTTACTTCTCCTTTTGAATCCGTGTAAGTTGATTCGATAAAGAAATCAACCAATCCAAAATTGGATTCGTTCAAATGTTTGCAATACTCTCTTATATCTCTTAAGAGTTTTGCATGGTCTTTTCCTACCATCATTGCCACTTCTCTACTGTCGGTGAGTAGCTGACCGTTTTGCTCAAATACTGTTAAATTATTCACTGTTTCTCTCCTACTTTAATAATTCATCAATGGTACATCCTAGCGCCTTTGCTACTTTGGATAAGCTTCTTACTGTAGGACTAACTGTATTCCACTTATAAATGCTTCCGGTAGAAACGCCAGCCTGACTTTCTAATAAATTGATGGAAATTCCTTTTTCTGCCGCTCTCTTAGATACCTTGTCGAAAATATTATTTTCCGTATCAATCACTCCTTTCTTTTTGATTGAGTTCTGAAAATATCACAATTTTATATTGACTAAGTTCTGAAAATATTCTATAATCAAGTTGTCAAGCAAAATTACAAAATAAATTCCAGCATTCTTATTATCGCAATTTTTTGCGATTTTTTCAGAACCCTATAATCACATTATACGCGATAATTTCAGAATGTCAAGGACTATTTTGCGATTTTTTCAGAATTTTGAAAGGAGTCTACATATGACACTGAGAGAACGCGTAAAACATCTGTGCAAAGAACATGGAATTTCAATGAATAAATTGGAAAACGAGCTTAATTTTGGAAAAGGGTACATAAGCAAATTAGGTTCAAGTCAACCAAATGTTAACAAGCTCCAGCAAATCGCTGATTACTTCAGCGTATCGTTGGATTATTTAATGTCTGGAGCATCTAATGGTGATAATCCGTCATCACTCACGGCGAAAGATGAGCGCGACATTGCAAAAGATATGGAAAACATCAGAAATAAGTTGAAAAACAATGAAGAAGGTCCTGCTTCTTATGATGGTCAAGCTATTCCAGAAGAAGATATTGACTTGCTTCTTGGGCAAATCGAGCTGATGATGAGAAGGTTGAAACCGATTAACAAAGAAAAGTACAACCCTAACAAAAATAAAAAGTAGGTGTATAAATTGAGAACAAACGATATTAAGCGTTTAGTTGAATACTACATAAAGAAATTTAATACAAGAAATCCTTTTAAACTTGCAAACTGTTTAAATGTCGAAGTTCAATTAGGACCTTTGGGAAGTCGAGCTGGATGTTATATGTTTCTTAAAAATCACAAGTGCATTTTTCTGAATGAAGATTTGGAAGAACATGAACTAAACCTTGTAATGGCTCATGAATTGGCACACTCTGTTCTACACAGAAAGGAAAATTGTTACTTTATCAGAAATAAGACTCTTCTATTATCTTCTACCAATGAAATAGAAGCGAATATTTTTGCAGCAGAACTTCTAATACCAGATTCTTTAATTTATGAGAATCCGGGCATGACAAAAAGCCAAATTGCAAGACTAGCTGGATATGATGAAAAGATTATGGATTTTAAAAGTTTTAAATGATATAATCGCTTCGGCGTTTATATATAAATTGTGGGAAAAGTACAGGAGAGAAAAAGAAGGTGAATTAAGAAAGGAATGGGATTTCGTTTCAGAAAAAGTTTTAAAATTGCTCCCGGTATAAAGTTTAATCTTAACAAGAATAGCCATAGCTTCACGTTTGGTGGAAAAGGAATTCACTACACTGTTAATTCTGATGGAAAACGGACAAAAAGCTTTGGAATTCCAGGGAGCGGACTGTATTACACAGAAACCAAAAACGGAAAAACTAAAGAAAACAAGGGGAAAACAATGAGTAAAACATCGAATAAAAGTGGTGGAGGATGTCTTAGCATTATTGCCTTGCTGATAATGCTCTCTATTGCACTTGTAGTGTATTCTTTTTTATGGATACCAGCCATACCGGTATTGATATACTGTGTTGTATCCAAAAAATTCCGGCCATACAGGATCAGGAATACTGCGATATGCTCGGTTGTGTTTGTAACATCTCTAATTATCTTCATATGGCTTGGATCTCCGTCTGAATTGAACTCTATATCTGCAGAGTGGGGGAAAAAAGAATTTAATATCGGAGATGTAACGGAGGTGAAAATTACTCCAAGCCCGTCGGACGCAAAAATCGAAAGTTTGGAATTATCCGAAAATAATATCGCAGATCTCGAATATAAGGACGGAAAAGCCGTCATTACATTTACGGGCTCTGGGAATGCATCACTATTTTTTACGGCGAATGGAGAAGTTAAAAGCAGTGCGAAAACTATTACCGTTATAGATCCGGAAGAAGAAGCGAGAATAAAAGCCGAGGAAGAAGAACGGATTAGGTTGGAACAGGAAGCTCAAGCAGCTGAACAGGCGCGTATTGAGCAAGAACAGGCTGCGGCAGCGGCTGCTGAACAGGAAAGGATTGCACAAGAGCAAGCTGCAGCGCAAGCAGCACAAGAGCAGGCTGCACAGCAAAGCCAAGATGATCCCATCGTGTATATAACAAACACTGGGGCAAAGTATCATAGCGCTGGATGCAGAACTTTGAAATCTAAGATAGAAAAACATCTGTCTGAGGTACGCGGAGTTTATGAACCGTGCGGCATTTGCCATCCACCACAATAAAATAAAAACCGCCCCTGCGCCAACAGAGACGGTATACATATCCGAAGATATGCGATTGAAATCCACGAATATTGTATCATCTTCGGAAACAGCTTGCAAGCGGAACGTTTGTTTTGCGCTGGCTGTTATTTTTATACTAAAATTTAAGGAGATGATAAAAATGGGAACTAAATACAAGCGCGGAAAAGACGGATATTTCCGCACAAAAGCATGGGATGGAACTTATAATACAGATGGAACGAAACACCGCCAAAATCTACAGACAACAAGGTCCAGTAAAGAGCTGGAGCGAATTGTACAGGAATTTAAAGCAAAGGTCGAGAGCCGGCAGAACATCCGGAAGACGGACATTACATTCCGGGAATACGCAAAGAAATGGAAGGAAGTATACAAGCACTCCAAAGAGGGTAATACAAAGGCAATGTACAGCAATATAATAGACAAGCACTTTATCCTACTTGATGGAGTTAAAGTATCCGATATTGGCAGAATCCACCTACAGCTCTTACTAAACAATGCAAACGGAAAGCCAAGGACACAAGAGCAGATCTACATGGCATTTAAACAGGTTTTGGGAAGTGCTATGGCGGACAAAATCTATCCGCCGGTACTATACGAGGAAATCTTTGCAAGCATCCAAAAACCTAAATATAAGGCGCCGGATAAACGCCCTCTGACGGAATCTGAGAAAAAAGCTGTCTTTGCCGCAGAGTACAAATACGACAGGGATCAGGTCTACACATATCTGATCTATGGCTGCGGAATGCGCAGAGAAGAGACACTGGCTCTTACGGTGTTTGACTTTAACTTTAAAAACAACACCATTACAGTCAACAAGGCTTTTGAATTTGCAACCGGTAACGGGCAGCCTACTCTAAAAGGTACTAAGAGCGATAATGGAGACCGTACTCTCCCGATACCAACAAAGATATTGCACATTGTGAAAAACTTTGTAGAATCCGCAAGAGCGCGTGGAAAAACTTATATTTTTACCATGCAAGGCGGAGAGCCGATGTCTAAGAGCAGCTACGATAAAATGTGGGTGAGAATCCGCAAGGCGTTGCAAGAGCAATCGGAAGAACAGATCACCGGTCTTACATCACACGTATTCCGGCACAACTACTGCACCAACCTGTGTTACCAGATTCCGAAGATCTCGATCAAGAGGATTGCGCAGCTACTGGGGGATTCTGAAAAGATGGTAATAGAGGTTTACAATCACATCATAATGGAAAAAGAGGATGCTGATGGGGCAGTCAATGATGCCATGAATTTTTAGGACAAACATGGGACAAAAATGAGACATTAGACAGAAATGAGACATTTAGAATCGTTTAAAATCGTTTGAAATCGATTATAGAATTAAGACATAAAAAGAGCGGAAACCCTTGTAAATACTGGATTTCCGCCACTTTAAAGCAATGAGCGTGCGGGGATTCGAACCCCGGACAACTTGATTAAAAGTCAAAGATTCGAAATGCCACCAACGCCTGTAAACAAGGGATTTCTTGTTCTTTCTCTTAGTCATTTTTTAGACATTTTAAATTTTATAATATTTTTAGACTTATGTCAATACGATGATACAATATTCAGGACGGTAACTCCATCCGTCCAACACTCATATATGCCGCCCGTAAAAAGGTGTGCATCATTTCGGTTGTCAGGATCATCCCTTCTGGCAGCCGGAATTTAAAAGTATTTCCGGGTATCTCTATAAACTCTTGGTATAGTAAAAATGTATCGTAAGATTCGTAGATTTGATATTCCATACTTGCTCCCCCTCACATTGACTACATATATTATAGCACAGAGGGGTTTGAATTGAATTTATTAAAAATACATTTTGATGGAAAATAATATTCACCCCTCAGAGAGCTAATCTCCGAGGGGGTTTTATTAGAACAACTGGAACCGATCGATTGCCTGTCCGAACGCTCCAGCATATCCGTCCTGTCCGTTTCCAGTCTCGTTATCATACTGCCATGACCAGTAAGCTCCATTTACAGGGCTGACACGGTACTGTGCTTTCTGATAGCCGTATTTTGCCGCATAATCCGCTGGAGTATTGTAGTACACCTCGATTGCGTCAATCGGCTGTCCGGTACCTGCATAACCATTGTTGTGATCATTCCAGTTGCATCCGGTCACATAAGGCAGCCACCCTCTGCCAATCACGTGGACTCTGTATTTTACGGAGCCTTTGTCTACCTTAATAGCTACATCCGTGATGCGCTTGCCCTGAATCCCGGCAAAATCCGTGAGATTCCGTACAAACGGCAAGATGCGTCCGTCCTCCAGCTTGACAGCGTAGGTAAATACTACTTCCGGCTGCTGTGACGCCGATACCTGTCCACCAGATACGTAAGTTGGTGGCATGACATTTCCGGCCATATACTCCTTAATCCGCTTGATAAAGTAGGATTTCGTAGCTTCTCTGCCGCCGTGAATCTCTACAGATCTGTGAGGGCATGATGTGGCATACACTTCCTGATGGAGTCTGATTGTGCTTGTGCTTGGTGTGATTCCATACTCCTTGCACTTCTGCGCCGCCAACTGCAATGCTTTTTCCTCGTTTGCTTTAAATACATCCAGTTCACCCATACTCTGGCATGTTTCGATGCCGAGATAGTTTAAGTTTCCATTTGTGTCCCCGCAATGCCATGCACAATTCATATCATCCTCTGCCTGTAAGATGCCATCCTGTGCTACATAATAGTGCGCAAATCCATTTTCAAGCGGATGTGTCTGTAACCAATTTCTGTAAAATGCTGCATTGGCGTTCTTACTTCCAGCGTCATTGTGAAAAAAGATACCTACCGGATTTCTCCCTCTGTTTCCTGCTACTCCACGACAAATACTCATATTTTCTCCTTTCCGTGCGATGTCGCACAATAAAAGAGGACGATTACTCGCCCTCCTGCTCCTGTGATTTATTTGTTAAAACATCCAGTGCTTTTTTTAACGCTTCCGGATATTTCACACCCATAATTCCAACATTTTCTAAAATCGAGATCCCCTCATTTGCTATAAATGCCAGTACTACCGCTGTACGGATGTAGTCTACGCCGAGAGTAACATCCAATCGGTATGCAATAAGTACGATCAGGAGAGATACTCCTTTTCTGCACAAGCCTTTCCATGCAGAGTAGCTACTCAGTGCCCCGTTTTCCGACTTGTTGCTCTTTTTCCAAAAGGCGGCAATCAGAAGTCCGAGAACAAAGTCTACTCCCATAAAAATAAGTAATGTAGTCAAATCCTCGGACCATCCTCCAATCAGATTTACAAATCCTCCAACAATAGCTCCAAACACCATGCATAAAAACGCTTTTACATTTGCCAACTGTTCCATTTTCTTCATATCCTCACTTTCCTTTCTGGTTTTAAGTATAAAAATAAGACCATTACGGTCTTGCTCTAATCTCCATATTCGCTCCTTTAATCAATCATCTGTAATCCACGTGAACGTTGCGTGACGTTCTGTCCATGCGGCATTCTCCACATAAATCTTGATCCCCCCATCTTTTCCTATGCCGTATCTTCCCGTTCCAAATATGTTAGGTCCTGAAACTTCACTATAGGGGGCAAAGAAATCCATAACCGGTCGATATCCTACTGGAATTTTCACCTCGTTGAATGGCCCGTATTCGCCACTTCCCGGAAATTGTGCAATCATTGTGATCTTGCATGTTACCATACATCCTCTTCTTTTCAGCTCCACGCGAATGTTATTAGCGGAGTTTGTACTTGTATATGGACCTTTCACGGTACCGGAATCGTAAGAGATAGATTTTGTAAGCTGCTTAATTGTCCTAATAAGCCATATGCTATCTCCATTTATGTTTGTCACCGAAAAGTCACGCATCTCCTCATCTCCGCGAATAGAGCATACCATAGATCCATTCGCGATATCATCTGCCATGCTACTGCCGCCGGAATAAAATTCTAATCCAGAGTAGTTTAATCGACTCCCCCAGTACCTAGACGGTGTAAACGATCTTACCATGTCAATATTCTCTTTTTTTACAAAAACGGAAATTGTACCGTCACTGCTTTTAGACACGATCTCTCCGGTGTCTACATTTATGTAAAAGTGTCCACCCTTACTCTTAATAAGTCCGGCTGTTACAGTTCCAAGGTTGGCAACGATCGCACTGAGCGTTTGCACGTCCAGATTCTCGACTGCGATATAATGGATCACCCACCTACTTCCATCCCACCGCTTGATCGGCTGACCGGATGCTGTCTGCCATAACTGGCCAACTTTAGGATTTGACGGAGCCGTAGAAGATACAATTATGCCACTTGGTCCTGTTGCTCCTGTAGCACCGGTCGCTCCCTTATCACCATATGCTCCGATGATACATGGTGCTGATTGATACGTGCTACCATTTGTATAGGTAACAACTTCATAATTCCACAGATATTTTTTTGACGCCGTTATTGCTTGTACAGTTGTAGTCCATCCTGATGTGGACGCCGACACACCGCTTCCGCTTGCCGTTGCAAGATAATAATTCGTGATAGATTTTATTCCGTTTCCAGTTACCCCTTGTGGTCCCGTTGCACCAGTTGCCCCCTGCGGTCCTTTCGGGCCAGTCGCTCCTTGTGGCCCCTGGGGACCTGTTGCACCTGCATTCCCTTGAGGTCCTTGTGGACCGGTAGCTCCTGTTGCTCCTTTGTCTCCGTATATCCCGATTATTTTTGGTGTAGTGGTCGCTGTCGTATTATCTGTAAACGTAAATTTTTCATAGTTCCACAAGTATTTATTTGTTGCTGTCATCGTCGGAACTGATGTACTCCAACCGCTTGACGCTGTTGTAATTCCTGTTTTTGCGGAAGAAATCAAATAATATTCTGTAATAGTTTTTATCCCTCTTCCAGATGACCCCGCAGGCCCTTGTGGTCCTGTCGCACCTTGTTCTCCTTTAATCTTCGCCCACTTATAAGATCCAACACTTGCAGGATCGGACTGATTGTAATCCACGCAAGTACCAATATACGTTCCTACATCTTCTCCGCTGTTTCCGGTAAATGTTTTCCCTCCATCGTTGGAATATTTAATGTGCAGATAGCTTGTCTTGCCGTTTGTACCGTTCGTCCCCGGAATCCCCTGTGTTCCCTGTGGTCCTTGCACTCCCTGGAAGCGTGACCAGGCATATTTCTTTGGATCTTCGCTATCTGCTTGCGTAAAATCTACGTAAGTACCAATGTATGTAGACGGCGTTTCCGTCATCTGGCTACTTGATGTAGGATTCGCAACTGAGGAATACTTAATATGAAAATAGGTGGACTGTCCGGCTGGTCCCTGCGGTCCAGTAGCACCTGTATTTCCTTGAGGTCCCTGTATTCCCTGTTCACCTTTAGGACCTTGTACCCCTTGCAGACCGGGAACTCCCTGTGGACCACGTTCCCCCTGTTCGCCTTTGATCTTTGTCCATGTATATTTCGTAGCATCTGTACTATCTGCCTGTGTATAATCTGTATACTGCCCGATATAGAGCTTATTTGTACCATCCGTGGTGGAAAATCCCGTCTTGCCATCTGCACTGTTTGCATAGGCGATATGTAGATACGGGGTCTTTCCATCGGCTCCCGGCTTTCCTGGTGTTCCGATCGCCCCGTCTGCGCCTTTGATCTTACTCCATGCATATTTTGTCGGGTCTGCGCTGTCATTTTGCGTAAAATCAACATACATTCCGATATATTCCCGATTACTGTCGGATACAGAAAAATCTTTAGACCCATCTGCGCTGTTTGCATAAGCAATGTGGGTGTACTGTGTTTTTCCGTCCTTCCCATCTTTTCCCGGGATTCCCTGATCCCCTTTTGGACCCTGTATACCATCCAATCCCGGAGCGCCTTGTGGACCCGGAGGTCCCTGTTCGCCTTGCTCTCCTTTCTCACCTTGCGGACCCTGTTCTCCGTCTTTTCCTTCCTCTCCATCCATTACAACTGTAATCGTAACCTCGTAATATCCACGTTTTATCCCATTTTCCATAGCCTCAAACGAGTACACCGCCTTTGTATCCACGTCCGTAGCATTTACCGTAACGCTCTTACCAACATAAAACTCATGTCCATCCTTGCTCCATCGGAATTGTAGCTTGTCTGCCACATCCACGCCGTTATCGTAAGCGTAAGCGGTCAGAGTAGTGCTACCAATGCCATTTTTAAAGATAATGCCGTTGTTTGTTGAGATAGAGCAAGTATAAACCTTATTTTTATTAATAAGGTCTTGCATCCTCTGTAATAAGCTGTCCGAAATTTCGGATGTAAGCTCTTTGTAGTTTGTAAATACCGTCTTTGCTGTCTTTGGATTGGTAAGACTGCGCACCTGTTCGGACACTCTTGCCTGTAGATAAAGGACTGGTGTCCACTCCTGATCCTGCATCCTTACCGTATCCCCGATGTTGGTGTCAAAATATCCGTCCACCTCGTAAGTCACCACCGGTTCAGATGCTGTTTTAAGATCAGACAGAGCCATGCTATAGAGCTTGTCCTTGCTGTCTGTATCGTACTCTTTACGCATCAGGATATAAGCATCAGCCTTATTTACGATGTTGGATGGGAACCGGTCCCTTGCCTGCGGTGCGCGGATGATCGCACCGTCTGTAAAGTACTCGATATTGCCGTTTTCATCGTATTCTTTCTTGTCAAGACCATTGATTGTCAGACCGTCCTTTCCGGTCGGCTGGATGCAGGTGTAAAGCTTCTCGGCATCTGTGGTTTTTCGAATTCCGGTAATTCCTTTCCCGTACCGCAGTACAATGTCATTCCGGTATTCTCCGACTCCGCTGTCTGTATCGGAGTGTTTCCGATATACATTTAGGACAATCTCTTTTAAAGAGTAGTCTCTGTTCAGTACTGTCTCAAATTCGATCTCCGCAGAAAAGACATTAGCCAGGGAGAATAATCTCTTTAATACGGACGTTGTACCTGTCCATTCGTTGGTGATCCGTTTGTCCGACACCTCATTGAGTCCCAATTTAAGCGTTCTCTCAGCATCAAAGACGGCGAGGTACTCTTCAAAACTCATGGCTTTTCCAGCTTTGTATTCTCCAGCATCCTCGTTAATAAGCTCAAACGACAGTGACCATGCCGTAGCAGTAATCGTCTGTTCCGTTTTATCGGTATTTACAATGTTTAAGTAGTATGATTTCCCCTTGTAAGTAAATGCCACCTTATTCCCAGCTTTGATATGCTGTGCGTCTGGATGCTTTGCATTTACCGTAAAAGTGTAAGCATTCGCCGTACCCTGTAAGTATTCGTGTAGATCATCATTCCAGTAGTGCATGGACTTTTTATGCCCGTTGTCCATGTACGCTACTGGCGTGTTATTTGTGCTTAGAATCGCAATTCTGATGTTATCCATTACAAATATACCTCCCGTATTTTTGCTTTAATATGCGGCGGTGGAGATGAAAAGGAAGAATAGCAGAACTGGACTTCCGTTGTCCCCGGTGGAACTTTTGGATAATTGGATCCATTAATCTCATCTCCTTTTGCCGGCATCCCGTTTACATAGACCTTTGTACTCTCTCCGTCTATAGACACCACGTCACCGGCACGATACCGGTTCGGCACATCTCTGTATTTTTCCACGTTATCTTTGCGGAACCAGATACTTTTTAAATAATTGTGTGTGACCAGCTGATTTCCAAGATCTCTACTTCCCCACTGCCCGATCCAGACCTGTATCTTCTCACACACCATGTCTTTAATCTCCGGGATAGTAAAGTAATAATACTGACCGTACCAAAAGATCCGTAGCCTGTCACCCTCTTTTAAAAAATCATTATGCCCGCCACCCATCTTTAAATTAAACGGGTTTCCCTCATAAGCTGTCGGCTGGAAATCCAGTGTCTTGATCTTCTTGTTTTGTGGTGCGAACCAGTCCACATGTGCCGTATTGCCAACCGTATCACTCTTGTTAATAGACATGGCGCATATCACCTTGTTATCTCCAGTCAGGAATGCAATGGTCTGTGCTCCTGTCTGCCCCATCAAGCCGGTTTCGAACCAGTGCTGGGTGTAACAGTAAAAGTTCTTCGCTCCACGTCTGCCCTCGCTGTCCACCGGGATAGTAAGGGTTTTCATTCCACCGTTCCAGTATCCGGATGTTGCTTGTCCACCTTTTAATGCCATCACATTGTATCCAGCAACATTCTTGACTTCAAGTGTTCCCTGTGTGGTGTTTTCCGGATTCTGATAAGAGGTCCCATGATCGTCTTGAAACAGACTGTAACCGTTAAACAGTTCTTCAGATGCTTCGTAATTCTCTCCGTCCGCCTCTTCTTGCTTGCCTAGCTGGATCACTCCATACTGGCTTACCAGTCCGATAAAGCCGTTTTCGTGCTGATGTGCGATCTCGTAGTCCACGTCTGCCCATTCGGTTCCGTTGTTTTGGATGGTGATTGTCTGGTAGCCGTCTTTTTGTACTCCGTCAAAGGAGAATTCTGCGGTAGAGTATGCTACTCCGTCCGGGATGAGCCATGTGATTGTTCCCTCTCCCAGAAATTCCGTTTCTTCACTGAATTCTAAAGTACCACTTGGAATCGCATAAAAACATTTGTTCGGAACATTTCCAAACACTAACTTTTTTGGTTCATCTACTTTTAATGCTTTCTGTAAAGCATCGTACTTCTCTTCCAGATTACCCTCAATCGTAAACGGCATCACAATTTGTTTGTTCTCGTATGACGTGTAAGCAAAATCACTTCCATTCTGTTTTTCTGCCTTCACAAACGATGGATTCCAGTCAGCACCGACAAACGGTGTAAATCCCTGTAGTACTTCGATGTACTTTCCTAATTCGATGTCATTGAACTTCACAGAAAGTGTCATGTACGTTCTCCTTTCAGTAATTTCTTAAAATCTGTAATTCTTTGCTGTTCTGTCAGCATTGGAGCTGCTGTTTCTTTAATTAATTCTCTTCCATTCAGTGTTGTGCTTACTTCGATCGGACGTTTTGCCAGATCAGAAAGTCCTGCCACTGCACTCATAATCGCCTGATTCTGCTGCTGAAGCTTTCTGATTTCTGCGTTATCCATCTTGTACTGCATAACAGATGTTGCTGGACGATTTGCCACTCTGGATGCATTAAAAGCCATGACCTCTCGCATCCGTGCTGAAACAGCGGACAGATCAATAGATTCCAGTGCTGCGTTTGAAATATTTCGGGAAGATTTTACAACTGACTTTTCTTCATCCTTAATACCCAACGCCAGACCTTTACTGAAGAATTGACCAAATTCCCTTGTCTTTTTGGATGGGGAACGCTCATCAAGTTCCCTTTTCGCTGCTGCCAGTGCAGAAGAAGCAACTGCGATAGCTGCGGAAATAGCCGCGGAGCTTCCAGCCGAAATACCATTGGCAAGACCATAGGAAAAATTCAATCCCTGATCGTATGCCTCGCTTTTCATTCCAACGCCCTTTAAACCAGATACCGCTCCGTCTCCCAGGCTTTTACTGGATGACTCCGCGTTTTTCTTTCCGGAATCAATCCCACTCTTTAAACCATCACCAAGTTTCTTTCCTTCCTGTTTTCCTTTTTCGGAAAGCTTGACATTTGACAATGCCACCGCTGCATTGCCGCCTAATGTAGATGCCGCCGCATTTACTGATCCAGAACCACCAACAATTCCATTTGCAAGCGCGTTTGCAATCTGACTTCCCATTGCCTGCGCTTGTCCCGAAACATTTGCAGATGAAAGTCCTGATAAAGCCGCATTTTCCAATCCTGATGCAGCCGCCTGCACAACTGGGGCTTGACCGCTCAAAGAGGATGACAGTCCAAAACCTACGTTGTTTCCAAATCCTGCCGTAGCTGACAACATATCCATGCCATTCAGTCCTTGTGGAATCTGACCGCCTAAGGAAGCCGCTGCCGTCAATACGGCATTGGAATTCGCATGCAACGCATCAATTAGAGACTGTGTTGCCTCACTTCCTTTGCTGGAAGGAACCGTTGTCGTATCTGTAGTACTTGCACCTGTATTGATCTCATTCACAGCGCTTTTTGCTGCTTCATTGATCGCAGTTTTTCCACTGTTTACAGAATTCGCAGTACTATCTGCCGCCTCTCTTCCTTTTTGAGCAGGAACTGTAGAAGTATCTGCCTCTGCTGCCCCTTCGCTAACACCACCCTCGATAGCGTCTTTCGTGGCTTGCTTAACTGGTTCTTTTCCCTCTTGCACTGCATTCGCTGCTGCTTCAGTAGTTTCTTTTGCTTCTTGGGCTGCTGCTTCTGGATTGCCTGAGTTTCCGAGTAATTGATTGATTTCATTTTGCCAAGCTTCAATCTGAGCTGTGTTATTGGTAGTCCCCTTTTCGTACTCGATTTGAGCCATGAGCCACATTGCTCGACTGCCGTCTACCATCGTCTGAGTGATACCTGAATTACCATCCTCTGCTGCAAGGCGCATTTCTTCATATTTTTGTTGCCAAGTCTGCACCTGTTTAGAAAGTTCTGCTTCATTTTCTCCAGTAGATCGTATCAAACCGTCTGTCAGTGCTTTGATTGCAGCTTCCATATTGGCCGTTCCAGCTTCTGCTGCTCCCATTGCAGCTTCATAATTTGCAATAACAGCCGTGTATTCGTCATAAGCAATCTTAGCATCATCAAACGCTTTCTTAGCTTTTTCTAATTCTTCATTCGCTTCCATCTGCGCCTGTTGGAGTCGCATAATTTCAAAAGATCCTGCGGCTTGTTCCGCAGTCATAGAAGATTCCGCTTCTCTAAGTTCATCTGTTGCTTGCTTAGCCCTTTTCCTAACTTCGATATAATCATTGTATGCTCTGGCTAATTCATCCTCTGCTTCTGCCTGTTTTTTAACCGCTTCATTAAAGTCATCTTCGTAAGCCAATAATATTGCTTCTGCTTTTTTCTTCCGGATGACCTCATCAATGGATTGCGTTAACTCACCATACTTCTGTATCACACCATCTGTCGTTTCAATCTCTACGCCAAGTGCTTCGGATAATGTGGATGTAATAAAGGCTGCACGTTCCTCATATCTTTCCTTTATCTTTCCATTTTGGTCAACAATTCCCTGCAACTCATCCCATAGTTGCTGATAATAACCAAACTGCGTCTGAATTCCGGCAACTTCATCTTGTCTTGCAGCCTGAGTTTCTCTGATTGCTTCTGCCTGCTCTGCCAGTTTTTTATTGGCTTTATCTGTAGCAGACTCCGCTTCTTTCTGCGTCAAAGCATAAACACCAAGACCTGCTGCCAGAGCTGCTACCGCAGAAATCACAAGACCAATCGGATTCGCTTTCATAGCAACGTTCCAAAGAGTTTGTGCTTTTGTGGCTAAATTCACCTTTCCTGTAAACATGCCAACAACTGCTTGCCCGGCTGTAAGTGTAGCGTTTGTTGCAACACCACTTTCCATAGCCAGAAGCTGTGCAGCATAGTAAGCATCCACTGCTGCAGAAGCGGTCTTCCATGTTTTCACACCTTTTTTTAATATAGATGTTGTTTCATTGACAACTTTGTACCCCTTAAATGCAGTAAAAGCCGCCGTTGCTGATGCTGCGATCAAGTCCAGATTCTCTCCTGCAAAGTCCAGTGCCTTTGTCAGTGGAGGGAGCGCTTTATCAGCCAGATTTCCAACAGCATCTACTACATTACTTAAAGTATCAACCACTGTTTCTCCAGCTTCCCTCAAGCCACCGTCACTCAATGACTCTGCCACTGCATCAATCGCATCCTCAACCGGCTCTTGCAGTTTGGATGGTAACAGCTCTGCCAAACCGGATGCCATAGACTCCGCCACCTCTCCGGCCGCACCGAGAATTCTTCCTTTGTTCGAAGCAATTCCAGAAGCAAATGCTTCTATAAAATCAACTGCTGTGTCTACCATTTCTGGGGCATGGGATGCTGCTTCTACTGCAAGATTTGCAAATTCATCACCTGCTGTCTGTATTGCTTCATTCAGACCACCGTTGTTGAAAGAATCTGTAATATTGTTGATGCTTTCTGTTGCTGTATTTGCTGCATTTTTCAGATTGTCTGCAACACTGTTATAAAACGCCAGACCCAATGTTTCTGCTGATCCACTGAGCTGCTCCAACGCACCAGGTAGATTGTCCTGCATTGTTTCTGCTGCCTCTTGGGCTGCCCCATCACAGTTCTTATAAGCATTTGTCAGCTCTCCAAGAGATCCCTCTCCCTCGTTAATCAATGCAAGCATACCGGACAATGCTTCTTGTCCATACAGGGTGACCAGATAATTGTTTTTCTGCTCGTCCGTCATCCCTTCTGTTGCCTGTCTGAGCATTCCAACCTGTTCCGTCAGGGATTTCATTTTCCCGTTGGAATCGTAGAAGGAAATTCCAAGTTCATCCATAGCCTCAGACATGTCTTTCGTTGGCTTTGAAAGCCGTGATAACGCTCCTCTTAAAGAAGTACCAGCCTGACTGCCATTCACTCCGGCATTCGCCATGATTCCGATTGCCGCTGCTGTCTCTTCCAAACTAAGTCCTGCTGCCCTTGCAAGAGGAGCTATATACTTCATTGCCTCTCCGGTATCTGCTACAGAGGAATTCGTACGGTTTGCATTCGCCGCCAGAACATCCGCAACGTGTGCTGCATCGGATGCCGCCAGTCCAAATCCTCTTAACGTTGATGCTGCAATATCCGAACTGCTCGCCAGATCTTCACCGGATGCCGCTGCCAGATTTAAAAGTCCCGGCATTGCATTCATGATCTCGGATGTGGTAAAACCAGCTGCTGCCAGATTCTCCATTCCCTCTGCTGCCTGACTAGCAGAAAATGAGGTATCAGCACCTAACTGCATTGCCTGTGCCTTTAATTGCTCGAATTCTTCTCCTGTTGCTCCGGAGATAGCCTTAACTCTAGACATCTGAGATTCAAAATCAGAACCCACCTTGATTGCCGCTGCTGCGACTCCACCAAGTGCTGCTGCCGTTCCCGTGATCGCTACCGTTGCCGCTTTCATCCCTTTTGCTGCTATACTCCCAAGTTTGGAAAGTCCTTTTTCTATCCCGGAAGAATCCAGATCTGTTTCAATTACAACTTTTCCATCTGCCATTTACTCACCACCTCATGTTAAAAATTTGTATAAAAAGAGCACCTACCATTTCTGATAGATGCTCTGATTACTGTATTTAATTATGCACACTTTTCTTCTTGCAAGCACTGTTCTATTAAGAGTATTACACGCTCTGTAAAACCTCTGGTTTTCTCTGTTGCACTGTTCAGAACAGAACTCCTCCAGTCCTCATACTCTTGCTGTGTTAATTTCCTTGTTTCTCCCACGATCTCAGCAAGTTCCGGGATGTGATCTTCAATCAACTGTCTCTCTGTCATGCTACGCCACCTCACTACTTGCCAACTTCTTAGCAAACCGTTCTACAAGTTCCAAATGCTCTTCGTTTTCCATATTCCCTACAATCTTCACAATGGATTTCTTACGATCACACTGCTCTGTATCTGGAAGTCTGTCACGTTTATCCAAATACCTGTATAAGATTGCTGTGATCTGACGTTTTGTGGCATAATCGCTAGAATTCAACTGCGATAATAATTGAAGTAACTGATCGTTTCGTAATTCCTTATCCCTACTTACTTTTAATGCTCTCTGTCCTTGTATATATCCAAACTTGGACGCTGAACAAATCTTATCGTACTTATCCGGTGCATTATTCTGCAAATCAAATAACTGCATTACTGTCAAATCGAATGACTGTGGAATTGATAAGTTTTCTCTCTTAATTTTTTCATATAAATTCATCTTACGCCACCTCCTGATATACAACTTTGCATTTATTTGTATTACCATTTGATAACCGATGCTCAATGAGTGTGGGATACCCATTTTCCTCCAGCCATTCTTTTACTTTCTGGAAAACAGAATCTTTATATTGAACAGTAACGCCGTCATGTCCATTCCTGCTATAAGCTGTCTTTACAATTTCGTCCTCTGAAACATCCAACTTCTGAATGATAGCACTTACTGCCTTATCGTGTGGTCTGCCACTTTCCGATAAAATACCAAACTCTTTCGCCATCGTAGTACAATCCCACAAGACCGGAACTTCTGAAATCAGCGGCACTTTCACTGGATACCCGTTGTCTGAATAAATACGGATAATTTCAGCAGCTATGTACTTAGAGTCTACTCCTGCATCATTGAGAGCACCTTTGATGTTCTTTACCATCTGATTGACGGATGGGAGTTTTTCTTTGTGAGTAGGTTTCTTCTTTGGCATTTCGTAAGAACCTGTCTTGCGGAGTGTTGGAAGAACTTCATCTGTGACCCAATCTGTAAACTTTTCAGCATCTGGTTTACGACTCTTAAATACTAACTTGTACACTCCACTTTCTGTAAGGAAATTCTCACCTGCGTTATTCAATTTTCGGAAGTCGGTTAAACCGACATCTGAATTTTTCACCTTAATAACTTGCTTTTTATTCATTTTACTCATGTGGTCTTTGACTGTGCTCATTGCCATATCTAAGCACGCTCCAACATGATAAGGATTGAATAAAATTTCTCCATTCAATTCAAATACTTCTACTTCGTGTCCTTCAAAAATCATCAACTCATTCATACTATCATTCTCCTTTTAAATTTTCTTTGCAAGGAGCTTCCATCTATGATAGAATATTTCATAGAGGAAGTTCCTCGTGTGATATAGAAGTTGCAATCTATGGTAGGGGCGCAACTTCTATTTTTTTAGTTCTTCGTCGATTTTTTCATTAAGCCATTCTGATTTTGTCTTTTGCTGCTCAGATAATTTTTGCTCAAATTTCAACATTTTTTTCTTATCTACAGCTACACTAAATGTCTTCTGTGTTTCCCTTCTGGCTTTCATGTAATCGGCTCTGCTTTTCTCCGCGATTGTTCTCACCTCTTTTCGTTACGCGTTACATATAATATATTACTGTTACGCGTAATTGTCAAGAGGTTTCTCAAAATTTTTCCACCCTACCTTATGGAATTAAAATAAGACACAGCATTTCGCCATGTCTTTCTGTTCTTTCCAGGGAGATCAGGAGCATACCCTGAAAGGACTTCTCCCCGATATTCAATTAACTTCATTTATGTTCTCCTTAAAATTGGGTATAAGAAAACCACCTACTTATGCAGGTGGCACCGTTCGTATTTTGTATTTCATAAACTACTATGATGTTTTTGGAGTTATACTAAATAACGGACTCGGAAAAGATACTTGCTTAATTTTGTAATCACCTATTTCTAACTCCGTAATTTCATTTGACACCATACTGGCTATCTGCTCTATTTCATCATCAGAAAACTTAAATTCTGACAGATATACAATTCCTGTAAGCAATTCTGCATATTCATCAAGTTCCCCTTCTCCTACCGATAAGTATAACCTCTTCAATTTTTCTTTATCCAGATCATATGTAAAGGCTAATTCCACTCCAGTAGCACTGTTGTACGATACAGTGAAAATATTTTCATCCACTTTCGCATCCTTAAGTTGAAGTTCCGGACTCTCGACAACACCTGCTCTCAGCATATTTTCTGGCAACTGCGTAGTTACAATCTCCGCAATATTGCTTGTAATCTCTGCTTGATTATCGAGTCTTTCTTTTTCCAATCCATTTGTTTGCTTAATATTTTCAGTGCCTTCTTTCTTATTGCTACATCCAACTGCTAAACTGCAAGACATACAAATAAGCAATAGAGCACAAAGTATTCTATTCATAATTTTTCTCCTGTATTTTATATTGCATCATTATGTGTAAAGGCGGATAATTCGTATCTTACTTCTGCGAAAAAATCTGACTGGGGAATTTTCCCCAGTGAAAGTTGTTTGCAATATCTACGAATATCTTTTATCAAGTCATTGTGTGCTTTTTCTATACTTACTGTGCAACGATCTGCGCTCTGCTTAATTTTAAATACTGTCCATCCTGTACTGTCAAATACACTTCTCCTTCGAAGTTGTCATTTGCAATTATCGTTCCTAAATCTCCTGTTGAGTTAGCGGTAACTTCATAATAGCCGCCATTCGCAGCTGATACTTTATACTCTCCTGCCGGAATATCTTTTCCTACAAGATACATTCCATCTGGATATGTACCATTAACCGGAGTGAATGCAGCCGCCTCACTGACGGGAACTGCCGTTCCGTCAAACTGGAAATACTGTCCGTCTTGTACTGTAACATAGGCTCTATTCCTATAATTGTCATTGCTGATGATTGATTCCAAACTTCCGCTGGAATCGGCTGTCACTGCATAATAGCCGCCAGAAGATGTGATAAGATATTCTCCCGCCGGCATGTCTGTACCTATTTTGTACATTCCGGTTTGATATCCTGTCTGAATAGCTGATGGATTTTCCAACTCTTCTGTTAAATCTTCATAATCACTTTTTGCTTTGCTTCGGATCTCTCCATTCAAGATATCTGCAAATTCTTGTATTTCCTCTTCTGAATATTTGTCATTCAAACGGAGCAAAACATTTTCAGATACAATCCGGTATGCGAAACTATCAAGAGAAAGAATGTCCAATGATTCTAAATAATCAACTCTTGCCACAGCAGCATCCCTACTATCGAAAATTTCTATTGTTCCGCTTAATGGTTCTTCTTTTGAGTATTCCTCTTCTATTCTTGAATCAGCAAAATTTCCTTTTTCTATATATTCGTGATTTGAACCATTCGGATCGGTTTCATCCGTATAAATAATATCATATTCTATCGGTATTCCTGCATCCTTCAATTCTTCTAATATACTCTTTACGTTAACAATTTTCGCTGATTGCAAAATTAGTTCCATGTCACGTTCGTAGTTTTTTTCGCTTTTTTCATCAATTCCAAATATGAAATCGCCAAGTTCTAATGTAAATACATGTCCAACATAATGGCGCTCATTTTCATAAAAAGAAATATCCGCAACTTTAGCTTTTATATCACCATAACTTTCATCATATATGCGCTTTATCGCAAACGGATAGAGTGAACCAGTTATTTCTGTTATATGACTCTTGTATGCATCATCATCCAATTTATCTATATCATTTTTGTTATATAATACTTTTAAATAGACATCGTCCGACTTAAAACATCGAACCTGTTCCTCTTCCCCAAAACTTTCTATTGTAGACTCATTCCAATTTGATGGAACTTGAAACTTCATATCTTTAATTTGTACAGAAATATTTGAAGATTCATCAAAATCAACGCTCTCCACCTCACCAGCATCTTTCTTCTCCCCGCATCCTGTCAGCATCCCCACACAAAGAACTGCTGCCAGCAAGACACTTAGTACTCTCTTCATAACCTTCCTCCTACCCTATATGCTTTACCACATACTCATTATACCGTGAGGACTGTGGAATCGCAAGGATGGAATATGGTGGAGAGATCGCCACCTCATGCTTTATTTCATGATAACGTGGTAATCTCATCACTACGTTTAAAATAAAATACCGCCGGACATCCAGCGGTTAAATCATTCATATTCAAGGATAAGAAGATATTCGGTGGGTGTGCCCCTTCCCACATTTCTTTTGACCACTTGGGTGCGTAGCAGCACAATCTCTACTTCAAATATCTTGTCATATTTCTTTACAAAGCAAGAAGTTATCCGGCAGGCGTCGCCTCTCCTGCATCTCTTTTGACCACTTGGGTGCGTGGTTGCAACGAATTTTACCACCTCGAATAACTTCCTGCTTATTGTATTCAAATTATACAACATCTATTCCTTTTTGTAAAGAATTGTTTTGTTCCTCAAATAGTTTTGCAGTCTTTTTTCACTAATCTCCCAACATGAAATTACTGAATTTTTATAATTCGGATCATCATTTGAAGTACATATTCTCAATACCATTTGAGCATATTCATTTCCTGTTTTGATCTTCTTTACAACTAACCCCGTATTTTTATGCTTATCCTTTATAATAAGATCCGGTTCCTGTATAATATCTGACAAATAATCAATCACTTCTTTATAGGCCTCAGGGTGCCTATCCAATATATGTTGCATTTGATTCTCTGTAATAATGACATCATCTGTAACAATATCTTCTGTGATACACCTATAAATATTACGATTTATTTTTCCTACTAAATGCACTTCAACAGCCTCTTTCGTCTTGAATACATTCATTATATCAGAATTTAGGGTTTACGCAATATTCTTTTCTACGGCAGGTAATAATCTGAGTAGCGCCGAATTTTCGGCTCTATTCAAAACTCTTCCGCCATCTTCCTTACTTCCCGATAAATCTCTTTATACGGAATTTTCTTATCCATCAGTTTCCGAATTTTCATCTTAACCAATGTTTCTAGCGATTTTAACTCTAAAAGTGTTTCTTGTGAGATATCATCACGTTGACCGCCATGCAATCCAACTTTGCTATTTATCAATTTTGTAAAGATCATGTAGTATAGATCTGCATTCTTACTTCCCTGCTCTTTTGCATACTCCACAAAGAGTTTAATCTGGTCTGTTTCATATCGTCTTGCTTGCTTAGATTCATTGCGAACTCCAAGCCACTTGTTATCTTTTTCAGAAGCTATGTAATAGCCATTCTTTTTAATTGATTGAATAATGTCGTACACCCAATCAAAGTATTGGTCAGCTACCTCTGTTGTTGACCACCTTATTACATCTAAAATGCCTCTTTCGTCATACATAAAAATACTTGTCTTCTTTCCTAAATCTCTTGGCCTCGGGGACAAATTGTCACCCACCACTTCTACATAGCGTTGCTGTAATTTTTCGTAATGTCTTAAATGAATTTTCTTTATCGCATCTTGTGGATTTTTATACTGTAGCGCATATCCAATCTGTGTTCTGCTCATATAGATGTTGTTTTCCTCATCTACATAAAAATCACATCTAGTCCCTAAAAATTCTCCATGTTTCACAAGTTTTAGTTTCATACTATTTCGTATCCTTTCCACTTAAATTTTTACATTGATGATAAATCCAAGCAAAAATAGAGCGGAATTTTCCGCTGCACTTATTATGGACTCTATATATGTGGACTCCTCAAAATTTAGGAGTCGAAATTCAATACTCTCTGCTGACTAGCAATTTCAAGTATCAAAATAAGGTGCGGCACTTCGCCACACCTTTACACACACTCTCTACGTTCGTACGTTTTTCGTACGAAGCAATTCACTCACATCGCCGCCATTGAGAAGCGCATCTTCAATCTGTCTTGTCCGATCATCCATAGCGGGTGCCTGTTCCAGACCGTAATACTTCTGCATTGCCCGGTAGAACTCCCTCTCCTCTTTTGAGAGGTTCTTATTCGACACGTCCATTGTACGGTACTCAATGACCTTTGACAGCCTGGTATCTTCTCCCAGATTCTCCAGAAGCAGCATAAACTTCCACCAGTGCATCTCTTCTGCCTGCAAGTCAATTCCGTACTGCTGGATGAAACCGGCATAGATCAGTCCCGCATCCTCTTGAAAGTCAAACGGTTGCTTATCATTGACCCCTGCGATCTTCCGCGGGAATTTCTTCTTTGACTGCTCCTTGCCACAGGAAAAGAACCAAAACATCTGATCCACATGTTCTTCCGTGAAATAATCACAATCCCTGTAAAACAACAGCAGCACTTTCAGTAAAGAATCTCCCGTCAATTCTTCTACGCTTTCTATGATTTCATTGCATTTTAAAACGGTGCGGAAGTCCCAATTTACAGACCACTCCGCACCATTCACGATCAAAAACTCTGGAAATTTTTCTATTAAGAGATTCATCATTTTTCTACAGGATCATTTTCCATTGATAACATTTTCAATCTTCCCATGATCTCGTTGTACTGATTATCCTGTCTGATCTGCTCTGTGACCAACTGCTCATAAACTGCCATGCAAGTAAGCAGGTCATTTCCTTTTCCGCATACACAATCACCCGTACCCTCTCCAAATACAACATCAAACATCTGCTTCACTCTGCCACACAGAAATCTATTCTGCTCCAGTTCTGTTCCTTCTGGCAGCTCTTCTGCAACATGCTTCATCTTCTCTAACTCAGCTCTATATCGTTCTTTCAACTCTGGATTCTCCAGATCATACAGGTTGAATTCCAATTCTACTCCATTGATAATCATGTTCTTGCGCTCCTTCCTTTTCTAATTCTTGCCTTACCTACTACTCCCACGCCAACCAAGGCATTATCGGCGGGGATTATACTTCCCCCACCATAAATTTCTTTGTAGATGTATCAAACTGTCCATCTTCCCAGTCAGATACACCAAGTAAATTTCCAGAGCCCTGAATCTCACCATCGTTGTCCGAGAAATCTGACACCTCGATGGCTACTTTTCTTCTCTTCGCATAAAACTTATTCTGCTGTTCTGCCACAGGTTTTTCCATGAACACCTTCACATAATAAGTTTCTGCATCCGTCCCTGTCTTTTCATTTTCTCCGATATCTGCAATAAATTCGATTGCTTTTTCGGAGCGGATCAGGTCAAACTCCAATGGTGCGGTCCATTCATAAGAACCGATTCTCTGTGTTGCTGACTTCTGATTGACATATCTTTTGGAAGTTGGCTGCGCAGATGGAGAATCATCCAACTGAGTCACTCCAAATCCCAGAAGCTCATAAGTCCCGCTCAGATCTTTAGAAACATCCAGATATCCCGGATGCTGCCACCTTCCTACGACACCAGTTTCACCTGTTTCCGCAAAAAACTGAATATTCATTTTCATACTTTCACTACCTCCGTTTATAATAAATAAATTGACATTGTATCCTGTACTGGCACTTCGTCTCCTGTGCGTCATACAGATATCCGTCTGTTGTTGCCCGAATAGATTTGCTTTGCAGTTTTCCCGTCAATTCCGGCAGAGCACCTGATTTCGTGCACTCATCCAACCAATCCGCAAATTTCTCATAGAATTCCGATGTGTCCCTGTTTTCTTCGTCTCCGTAAAGCACTCTGGAACATAACGAAAATAC